GCCTCTTTCGCTGGCGGGAAGATGTCGATTTCCGATTATGTGTCGGACGTTTACTCGCAATTGCTCTCGCTCCAGCAATCGCTTCAGCCGTTGACCGTCATCAATTCGATTCGGCAATACGCCAATATACTGATCACGTCGCTCGCTGTGACTCGCAACCAGCGCACCTCGCAAGCGCTGATGTGCACGGTGACGATGCGGCAGATCATCATCGTCAATACGCAAACCGCGACGATTCCGCCTGCCAACCAAATCTCAGACCCATCCGCTACGCCCCCGAATCAAGTGCAACTTGGCTCGCAGGCGTTGCAAACCAATGTGACGCCCAGCCCGGGCGGTAATCCCGGTTCGGCACGATGGCCCCCGGGGAGTGATGAGGCGTCGGGCAACATCACCCCGAACACGTTTGCGCCGTAACGTATGGCCACTTATTTCACCGTGCCGCTGCAGCCGAACCCGCAGCAGTTCACCATCCAGTTGTCCGGCGTCACCTACACGATCACGCTGAACTACCGACAGGTGCCGGCATGGGTTGGAATCGAACCGGCAATTGGTGGGTGGGTCATGGACATCGGGGATTCCAACAACAACCCGATCATCCAAGGCATCCCGCTGGTGACCGGCGCGAACCTATTGGGTAAGTACACTTACCTCGGATTCGTCGGCACGCTGTGGGTGCAAACGCTAAACGATCCAGATGCAGTGCCGACGTACAAAAACTTGGGCACCGATGGACTTGTGTTCTATGTGACGAACCCATGAGCCTGCAATATCTTCGTCAGTTGTCATTGGTGGTGGCGGATAATTCCGGCGCGGGGCTGGACTTCGGCACCTTTTGGTGCACCTTCACCGTCAAGCGCGGCGATAAGCAAACGCCCAACTCGCTGGACGCGCGGATCTATAATCTAAAAAATGCCACTGCGCAAAAAATCCAGAAAAAAGAGTTCACCCAAGTCTCTCTATCCGCCGGGTACAACCCGACCCGAGATTCGAGTTTTAAGCCGCCGCTGATATTCCAAGGCACCATCAAGCAATTCCGCGCGGGACGCGTGAACCAGCTGGACTCCTATGTGGACATCACCGCTGCGGACGGAGACGAAGCTTATAATTTCGCGCCGATATTCACGACTGTGCAGGGCGGTTCCAGCAATCAACCGTCACAAATCGCAGATCAGATCCGGGGGGCATTCGCGAAATTCAGCGACTCGCAACCGATCACCAACGGCTATCAGCCGGACTACCCGCCGAACACTTTGACGCGCGGCAAGGTGCTCTACGGCATGGCGCGAGACGAAGCCCGGGAATTCGCCTGGCAGAACAATTCGAAATGGTCGATAGATAACGGTGCTTTCACCGTCATCCCCTACACCTCCTATGTTCCCGGGGGCCCTGTGCCGTTGATTTCCGTGGCTACCGGGTTAATTGGAGTGCCGGAGCAAACGCAGCAGGGCATCAGTATCCGCACGCTGTTGAATGCAAACTACAAGATCGGGCAGCTCATAAAGCTGGACTCCCAGATCAATCAGTTTCGGCTTGATGTGGGCTTGCTTTCGCAAGCAAATAATCCACAAATCGAGGCTCAGGCAATTCTCAATCAGCAGGGTCTCTACTACGTGATGTGCGCGAACCACACCGGCGACACGCGCGAGCAGAATTGGTACACCGACCTCACTTGCCTCGCCGTAGATGCGTCGCTAGCTTCAACTGATGCGACGCAGGCGCTGTTCGTCCCCCCCGGCGCGGCCAGTGCGATTATTCGTTACGGTGGCACTTAACGTGGACCAGCGCGAACGGTTACCAGACCCGGCGGAAACGATACGCATGGCGATGCAATATTGGCAATCGCGGGTGTGGACCGCGTTGCCATGCACGGTAGTGAATTATCCGGCAGCTTCCGGACTAGGCCCGCAATTGCTGGACGCGCAGCCGTGCGTGAATGGACGGGTGCTGAACTCCGACGGCACATTTACCAAACTGGTGATGCCGCTAATCCCCGATGTGCCGATCCTGTGGCAAGGCGGCGGCGGTGTCACCGCGACGTTTCCGATTGCGGTTGGAGACGAGTGTCTGGTGATCTTCGCCTCACGTTGCATCGATCAGTGGTTTAAGAATGGGTTTCAACCGCCAAACGGCGATCAGCCTAACCCGCTCATGGACCCGCCAGAATTGCGCATGCACAATTTGTCGGACGGCTTCGCACTGGTCGGCGTGCGTTCGTTACCCAATTCGTTTGTGCCGGATACTGACAGCGCCTGTATCATCACTGATGACCTACAAACTTTTTTCAAGCTCAATCCGACCGCACAAAGTATTTCGATACAAGCGAACGGCGGCGTCACCATAACAGCAGGCAACATTGTGCTTAATACTCCGAACGGCACAGTGCAATTGAACGGAATGACGGTGGACGCCAACCAAAACGTAATCGCGCAAGGACAAATCCTCTCCAACACCGAAGTGGTGGCGAAGACGGTGCACTTATCTACTCACAAGCAAAGCGGCGTCACCACGGGCGGCGGTCAATCCGGTGCCCCGGTACCGGGAACCTGACGTGCAGTACCGACAATTATCGGCCACCGGAGATTATCTGATCGGCTTGCCCTTCCTCGCCAATTCGCCGCAGTGTGTCGGGCAGGCGATCGTGACGCGATTGAAGTTGTGGCAAGGCGAGTGGTTTTTGAACACCGCTGACGGTACCCCATGGTTACAGAACATCTTAGGCAGGAGCCAGAACCCGGATGCGTACATCAAAGCTCGAATACTGGGAACCCCCGGCGTGACATCCCTACTTGCCTATTTGAGTTCGTACAATGGCCAGAACCGTTCGCTGTCCGTATCGGGGAGTGTGGTTACTTTGTACGGTACCGGTCTATTCTCTGTCGTCCTGAATAACATCGTGATGGCGGCTTCGTGAGCACGTACATCTCCCCGACCGCTGGGCAAGTAACCGCAACTGGTTTTTCCGCGCCGACATTGCCACAAATAATCTCGTACCTTCAATCGCAGTATCTCGCGATCTTCGGCGCCGATGTGTATTTGGGAAACGATGCGCAGGACTTCCAGCTGATGGCCGTGTTTGCGGTGGCATTGAACGATGCGAACGGAATGGCTGCTGCTGTCTATAATTCTTTTTCCCCTTCGACCGCGCAAGGCGTGGGGCTGTCCTCCATGGTGCAGATTAACGGCATCTCGCGCCTCGCCTCTTCCTTCAGCTCCGCGATCACAGGCATCTTCGGCGTTCCCGGCGCAACGATCACCAACGGGCAGGTGATTGACCCGGCGGGCAATATTTGGGCGCTCCCGGCGAGCGTGACGATTCCTGCTGGCGGCTCACTTCTCGTGTCCGCCGTGTGTACGGTGCCGGGCGCGATATCGCTCGCCGCTAATGTCTTTTCCATCAACACGCCCACCTTCGGTTGGACTTCGGTAACGAATGCCGCTGGCGTCCCGGGCGCCCCTGTGGAAACGGATGCGGCGTTGCGGGTGCGGCAAGCCGGTTCCGTGGCGCTCCCCGCGCAGACCATCTTCGAAGGCATCGTGGCGGCAATCGCCAACACTGCCGGTATTGGGCGCGTGGTTGGATACGAGAACAATACTGCTGGGCCGAAAGCGGTGCCGGGTGGATCGATCCCCGCCAACAATCTGGCGTTCATTGCCGAAGGCGGCACCAATACGCTTATCTGGAACGCCATCTTTTCCGTCATCACCCCCGGCATTCCGACCTATGCGGGACCCGGCGCACAGACCACCACGATCACCGATGCGAATGGTTCGACCCGGCTTATTTCATACATGGCGCCGGTAGAGCAAGCTATCAACACTTCGTTTACGCTAAATCCCGGCGTGGGGTATGCCTCTTCCACCATCCTGCTGATTCAGGCAGCGGTGAACGCCTACATTGCTTCGCTGCCCATTGGCTCATTGATTAGTATTTATAAGTTAGTCGCCGTGGCGCAGCTGATAGGAACCCCGGCGGGCGCAACATTCGAGCTGGTACAGCCGACTGCTGTGCAGGCCAATGGACCGTTTAGTTCTACCGATTTGCAGCTCAACTACAATTTCGCCCCGGTCCCCGGGACTTGTTCGGTGAACGTGATATGAGCGCAGTGATTTCGCCCTACGCCGGACAATATCAGGCGCTCATCACGTCTGAGCACAACCAGCAATCGAATTTCATGCAGTTAGTTGGGCTGCACGCGGGCGCAGCAGCGGACGTGACGGCGGCGCTCGCACTGATGCCGGGGAACTTTAACCTGGCCACGGCCATCGGTGCACAACTCGATCAGATCGGCCAGTGGATCGGGCAATCGCGCTACATCCCCTTCGTGCTGATCCCGGACTTCTTCGGCTTCGCCGAAGCCGGTTCCCCGCCCGTGCCCGATCCGGGGCCACAGCTGCCTTGGGGCGAATTCACCAACCCCTCTATCGGCGGCGTGTGGTACGGCTTCGGCGAGACGTTCTCCGGGACCGATGTGCTGAACGACGCACAGTACCGCGTGGTGCTGGCCGCTCGCATCATCCGCAATCAATCCAACGGCAGACTGGCGGACCTCGAAGCCGGGCTGCAACTTATTTTCGGCGTCCCTTGCGCGGTGATCGACAACGGCACGTTGTCCCTCACCATTAATGTTACTCAACCAATTTCGGCGCTAGACCGCGCACTGGTGACCTCCATGGACATACTGCCACGCCCCGCCGGGGTCGCCATTGGCAACATCACTTACGTTAACACGAGTGTGAACGTGCCGAACGTGGTCGGACTGACGCAAGCCGCAGCCACCGCCACGATCACCAGCGCAGGATTAATCCTCGGCACCGTCAATACGGCGAGCAGTGGTACCGTTCCCGCTGGCGACATCATCAGCGAGTCCCCGGCAGCTGGCACCAGCGTAGCGCCCGGATCGGCGGTTAATATCGTGACTTCCACCGGCGTCATCACGCCGCCGAATGTGAACGTGCCGAACGTGGTCGGACTGACGCAGGCGGCTGCGACCTCTGCGATCACTACGGCGACCCTTGTGCTTGGCACAGTGACGAACGCCAGCAGCAGCACCGTGCCCTCCGGGGACGTCATCAGTGAGAACCCAGCGGCTGGCGCAAGCGTGGCGCCGGGAACAGCGGTAAATATTGTCGTTAGCACCGGAGGGAGCGGCGGCGGGAAGATTTACAAGTTCTTCGCGGGCGATGGAGCGGTATCAATTCAGGCGCAACACAACATGCTTGGTTCGCAATGGATAGCGGACATTGCAGCATTGGTGTCTCATCCAATCCCCGGCCCTATCCCCTCGGTCAACACCAACCAGCTCAGCAACCAGCTTTACATCGCCGGGTGGGATTGGCCGACACTTGAAAGCGGCAACGGCGGACGCACCAGTGCGCAGCTGGTGACGGACGCGCAAACCGGCACCAATCAATTTGCCGGATTCTCGAATATTTTGACCGTATATACGGCGCTGTTGGCTTCGATTCCTAATGCAAATTTCGGCTTCACTATGCAGGCGGTAAAGACCGGCAACAAGTACACCGCGGCAACCATTACTTCTCGCGATTGGGCAACAACTGGAAAAGTGGTGCCGTCGGACATCGCGCTACCGCCGGTCGCTGGGCAGCTGACTGTTCCGATGGGCTTGGGTAACGCGTCGCAGGTCTTCCCCATTGCGCCCATGTTCTCAGGCTCGTCTTATTACGGGATTGGTTTTTCTGCTTACCAAATCACTCAGTCTTCTCCACTAATCTCATATCTTGAAAACGGGGTTCCCGCGTGGTGGAATCCGGGCGTCAACCAGCGTTGGATAAATTTCTGGCAGGCACTGTCGCTGTTCACTTACGCGGCGCCACCTGGTCATCCGCTGCATGGCACGCCAGCCGGAGCCGCACTCACATTCGATACCGATCCGAACTTCGTGTATATATTTTCGAACGATGAGTACAGCTATGCTTTCCTGAACGGGTACAATCCGCATGACTCTAACGGATTAACGGTCACCGTTAACCCGCCAGCGCATCTCGGCGGGACCGCTAACGACACGCCATCGAACACCAACTTTTTTGCTAATTACAAGGCGTGGGCGACTGCTGCTACAGGGTTCTTCCCGCACACGTTGGTGGGAACCTGCTTCAGTTACGGTTTCGGTGGAAGCACCAGCGACACCCCGGCAAATATGGCCGCCTACACCAATCAAAATATCGGCGCCGGCGCACTATCCACCATTGTTGGGCTGGCATTATCTGACTCCGATATTTACGGGGCGGATTGGTCCACGGCTACTCCGACTTCGGGGCAGGCAAATTTTGCGAAGCAGGGGTTTGTAGGTATCAAGAACCCGCCGGCACCCACCGGGCTGGGCACTTACCCGGGCGTTCAATCGCTCACCGGCTATATGCCTTATGTAGCGCAAATACAGCCGAGCGATTATCAGTATGGCCTTGGGTCCGGCGTTCTACAAAACAAAGCGGTATCAGTAGTTGCGATTGCCGCCGCGTGCAATAATTCTTACGTACAAGCAAATATGCGATTGTGGTGGATGGGAGATGGAGTGACCTTCGGCACAACCGCCTGGACTACCTACGTTCAGCCGCAGTTCGTCGCCGGAGTCACTCCGTTCTCCACCGGTCGCCCTTCGAACTTACCGTAAGGAAAAGCAATGGCAATAAATTATTCCAAACCCACTGTTCGAGCGGCGTGGGCGCAAGCGGCTGTCAATCCGACCGACATCATCGATCCGGGCGATCCCTATATCGCGGCGGGCTGGCTGGAGTCCACCACGCCGCCGATCCGTCAGTATGCGAATTGGGAACTGAACTACGTGGCGTCGGCTGTGCGGTACTTTAGCCAGAAAGGTATCGTCGATTGGGATTCGCTCGAAACTTATCAGGGCGGCCCGGAAAGCGCCGGAGTATCGAGCGCATTCGTGCAGTACCTTGGCACCGTATACATGTGCATCGTCCCGAACACTATTGGTGGTCAGCCTCCTGTATTAAACACGACCAATTGGGCGGTGGCCTTCGTTACTCCATCGGCTTTGTCCGGCGCACTCACTACCACAGAAGCGATTCTCAATTCGGCAATCGCTTTCAACTTAACCGAAGCTGAGGCATACACCAACTCACAAATCGCGGCGCTCGAAGTCACGCAAACACCGGGGACCACCAACAACGAACTGGCCACCACCGCGTTCGTGAATCCAAACACCAGTCTGGGACCGAGTGGCTTTCGGGCGAACCCGGACGGCACGGCGGAACAATGGGGCACCGTTTCCTGCGCTAACGTATTCATTCCTTACCCTAATCAATCCCTGTTCACCGCTGCGTGGGGAGTCAATATCACGCCGTTCGGCGCCAGCACCACGGCCACCGCGCAGTGTGCTTCCTTCACCAAGGCCGGATTTACTCCGGGCGGCGGCAATTACACCGCGTTCGTTCGAGCGTGGGGCCGATGGGCATAAACATGGACACATCCGAACTGACGGTGCCGAACATTCTTTATGGGCTGGTGCTGGCATTGGGGGCGCTTGTGATGAAACTGTTCAAGTCAAAACTGGATGAACTGACCATAGCGCAAAAAGCATCCGAGCTGATCGTCGCCGAGCACGTGTCACGCACCGAACTGACCGTCATCGTCAATCAGCTACGCGAAGACAAACGCGTGATGCACGAAGACAACCGGGAAAACCTGGTGGGCCTGCGCGACGACGTGCGGGCAATCCATAACCGGATCGATAAATTGACGGGGGATAGAAATGTCTGAGTGGCAAGTCGGCGGCGAAGCGTACATGCCGCTGCTCAATGCGGCGGAAACTCTGCACGCAATCCCGGTGAATCTGCTGGCC